GATTTGTAAATGCTGTCCTTTTCAAGTGCTCCAACTAATGCACCAAGACCTTTATGTGAGTTGAACGATCTCTTGAGAAATGATAGTTCTGTGATGTTTTTGAATGGAATAGTTGGTGTTTCTTTGTTGGCATCAGTATATTTAATGCCAATCTTAGCTAGTTCCTGACTAATAGTCATCATGTTGAACTTGCTCTCATCTTTACTAACACCAAAGTTATCATCATCGCCATATGTAATCAATGCAACCACTGTGTCGAACCGTGGAATTTCTCCATAATCCTTCACTTTGTGCATCGAATAATATGCATAGCGTTTCAGAATACTATTCGCTAAACCATTCAAAATAACAGTCAAGGGTTGTCCCGAAGGATTGGTCCCTATGACCATCACTAGAAGACCATCAATCTCATAGATCGGAAACATACATTCTGTTGCAAGGCCATCAATGACCTTGAGCATTTCTTCATCATAACCACTACGTTTCAAGATGTGTTTAATGATTGAAAATGCTCCTTCTGTAACTTCAGGCCGTAATGACGTGTCATATCCAGAAAAGTCTCCATCTCCACATCGATCTCGTCCAAATCTGGTGATGATGCGCTCAACAAAAGCCCAATCCTTACCAGTAGCGTCAACTCCAACTGCACTCTCAAATTCTTCAGGAAAGAAAGACATCATGTTCAATAGTGGAAGAGTCATCATTCTTGCTGCTATCACTAAAGCCACTGGGGCTCCAGCAAAGACACGGAGCTTATTTTGCTCAACTTTCTTGAATGTTACGGGTTCATCTTTCAAATTAGCTCTGAAGATGACATTCGCTCTTTTTCCGTTAACAAACCAGTTGAGAATACTCTCCGTCTCAGCTTTGACATCAGCAATCTCAGGATCAAACACAATTTCGTAAACATAAGAGACTTTTCCATTCAGGTCGGTCTCTTTCTTCACAAATTTCGTCGTATTGATCCCAAGTTCCTCTTTCAAACCACATTTGGCCATACATTTGACTTTAGGACAATTCAAAGGAAA